CTTGCCCTGCAGCTCTGAGACCAGCACGTTCTATGTTTCCGACACCTTTCTCACCCCAACCTCTAGTGTGAGCATCTCTAATATCCTCAGGCATATAGAGGATAACTTTTTTAAATTCGGATTGTTCTAGCTCACCACCACCAAATCCTGTGGTGTCATAGTCTGCGTATCTGCTACCATAAATTGATCCACCAGACTCCCCGATACACTTCGCTTTTCTAAAGGGAGGTTGATACTTATACACAGTGAACTGCATATAGTCATCGTAATCCTCCACCTTATCGACGGGGAATCTAAGTGATGATTTGCTTGTTAAAAAATCGAATCCTGCCATTATTGGATTTTGCGTTTCGCTTTAAATCTATATTTTGCCAAAGGGTCATACTTAAACCAAACTTTTTTGGAGGCGACAGGTATCTCAATCTTACCGACAGCAGAAACAAATTGCTCTAGGGGTAGATAGATTGCTGAGTCCCAATCATTTTCATCAATCTCAATGAAGAGACTGCCATTCTTTACATCACTTTTCTTATATTTATGGATGATCTGTCGAGGCACGTCTATTTTATTTTTGAGAAGCGCTTCGATAGTCTTTAATCTTTTCTTTGGACTTATGTAATGTAGGTTTGCACCGAAGAAATGATCCTGGTTTACCCTAAGCACCAGCACCATAGGTAACTGATCGTAGTAAGGTACTTTTTGTTTGGTAGTTGCAGCATCATACTCAAACAAGACTAAGGTTCCTGTACGTGGAGTGAATAGAACTTTATTCTTGTCGTCAAGATTTCTTCTCTCGTTAGTGATGACAGATTCCTTTGTGCCATCTGCTAATGCAGAACGCATAGCAACCTTGGATGCCTGCCGCCACCAGGAGTCGGATCTATCTTTTCCGTCTTGTGCTTTTTCTAGTTTTTCAAAGACCGATTCCAAGGTGATCCTCCGTGAGAATTAGAAAGTCCATTCTTCTATCATCACAGTAATTTTTTGCTGCCTTCCACTTAGCAGCGTTCTTCATAAAAGTATTTACTTCTTGTAAGTACTTTTTTGTTTTACGTTGTGGTTGTTTGGGAGGTTGTGTTTGTTTCTTGGGCTTGATCTCTACAATATATTTCTTGAGAGATCCATCTTTATCTCGGACTTTAACGTAGAAGTCTGGATAGTATCTGTGCACCCTACCATCAGTGGGACAACGGTATGGTATAATCAGTTCTTCGCTCCCCCACTCTATTACATTCTCTTCTCTATCACAGTACTTCATAAACATAAGCTCCCAGGATGATCTGTAGAATACTCTACGTGGATCTCCCTTGTACTTATGATAATTCACTGGTTTGTACTGTCCTGAGTACGCCATAAATAAAGTGTATCCTTCCAGCCTATTTAGATGGCAAATCTATACCAAAAAGTACAGGAACAGATAGCACGTGGTGGGGGTATCGCTAAGTCGAACTCTTTCCGTGTTGTTCTGCCTGGAATTGAAAGGTTGAACCTTCGTGGTATAGATACCGACTCAAAAGAACTGTCAAAAACGCTGGAGATATTCTGCAACAACGTATCACTTCCCAGTGTTCAAGCTGCAACTAGTCAAGTTAATGGTTACTATACAGGGTCATCGTATAAGTTTCCTACAATGAAAATGTATAATGATTTGTCTTTGCAGTTTATTTGTGATGCAAATATGACTGCTCTGAAAGTATTTAACTCCTGGTTTGATAAGATTTTTCAGGAGAAAGATATGTTTGGTCAGACAAATATTATTCCTGATGAGATGTCTTCGTATCCTCAGAGGCAACGTAATAGACACATCAGATTGTCTTACCCAGATTCATATCAAAGCACAGTAGTTGTTGACAAGTTTGAACCTGGGAAAAGATACAGTGAGCAGGGTAGAAGTATGAGATACTTCTTCACGAATGCATATCCTTATTCTATTGATGCTGTGCCTCTGGATGCTGGCACTGCCACTTTAATGACGTGTTCTGTTAATCTTTTCTACGAAAGATTTGAGATTCAGTATGAGGATGCTAGAAAGAATTTGAAGAGTAGTAGTAATAATATTAAGTCGGGTGGTCCCCCAACTAGTTTGTCTGGAGCGATTGCGAACGTTGGCGATGCCTTCTCTGGATTCGTTAACGATATGGGAAATCTCTTTAGTTAACCCCTCTAAATAATAGTATTGAACTAATAACACGATGCCTTTACCAAAACTTGATGTGCCCACATATTCTTGTGAGCTCCCCTCTACTGGTCAGACAATTAAGTATCGTCCCTTCCTGGTAAAGGAAGAGAAGGTTCTTCTTTTAGCATTGGAATCCGAAGACAACAAACAGATTCAAGATGCTGTTGTCAGCTTGCTTACCAATTGTATTCAAAGCAGACTGAGTGTCAAGAAACTGGCGATGTTCGATCTCGAATATCTGTTTCTTAAGATTCGTGCAAAGTCTGTCGGTGAAGAGCTTGAACTGAAAGTAACTTGCACTGACGACAACGAAACTAAAGTCGATGTTACTATTGACCTGGAAGATGTTAGTGTAGTTAAACCAGATAATCATTCTGATACTGTGTATCTGAGTGATAACATCTGTGTGAAGATGAAGTATCCTTCTCTTGATCAGTTCATTAAAAATAACTTCGGTGAATCTGAAACTTCTTCTGAAGAAGTCTTCGAACTTATTGCCGAATGTATTGATCAGATTATTGATGGTGATGAAGTTTATGAGTCTGCAAACTGCAGCAAGAAAGAATTGGTTGAGTTCTTGGATAGTCTGACTTCAAAACAATTTGAGGCGATGCAAGAGTTCTTTGTTAATATGCCCAAACTTTCTCATAGTTTTAGTGTGGTTAACCCTAACACTAAAGAAAGATGTGATTATACTCTGGAGGGTCTTGCTTCTTTTTTCGGGTAGTAATGTCTTACAATAGTTTAGAAAACTATTTTAGGACTAATTTCTCTCTGATTCAACATCACAAATATAACCTTAGTGATATTGAATCTTGGATGCCGTGGGAAAGAGAAGTCTACGTTGCCCTGCTATTACAGCATCTTGAAGAAGAGAAATTAAAACAACAGACAGCTAACGCTAACAGGTAATGGCACTAGACACTAACAGATACAAAAACAATCCTTTGGTTGGCGTAAAAGGCGCTGACTTTGTTAAGCTGTCTAGTGCATCTGTTAAGCAACAGATGGTTACTAATGCTCTGCTGTCAGATCTAGTAAATATTCAAACAAAGTCTCTCCAGTTACAGAAAGCGAGACTTGACTTTGATAAGAAAGCACTTGCTAGACAGAAATATTTTTCCCAAGAATCTGCTATTGAAAAGCAGTGGAAACCTACTCGCCCTCCTAGTGGTGGACCTGGCGGCGGAGGATCTAAAAAGAAAGGTGGGTTAGATCTTGCAAGTGTTTTAAAAAATCTTAAGTTAAATCCGAAGACTATACTCCTAGGCGGAGCAGCTGTAGGTGGTGGTCTAGCTCTTGCATCACTACTTGCTAATGGTTTTGAAGGTGCTGCGGAGAAGTTAGAACAATTTGCTGATCAGGTAGAGAACGTTGAGAAGAGAGTAAGAGCAACTCTACCTAAGATTAAAGAATTCTTCACCCCCATTAAAGGATTCTCTACATTTGATTTCGGCAACGCCGCAATGGGGTATACCTATGCCAAGAGATTTGGTACAGGTCCCAACGCAACTGGTGGTGCTGTTCGTGGTGCCATTGCACGTGGTGCAAAGGGTGCAGTAAAAGCAACTGGGAGGGGTGCATACGCTGTAGCAGATACTACTGGCGATCTTATGCGCCGTGGTGGTAGAAATATGGTGCAAATTTCTGGGCAGCGCTTCCGAGGTGCTGCTCAGGGTATGGAAGATCTTGCTACCAGGATGGGTCCTCGTGCTGGATCTAGCACACTTCCTACTAACCTCAACCTAGGTAATATCGGTAGGGGTTTAAAGAATAGATTTGATCTTGCGATGTTTGATGCTCGCTTGTTAGCGAGAGGTGGTGACCCTGCGAAAAGTATTGCTGGCAGAATTGGAAGTCTGCGACAGGGAACGGCAAACATTGCGCAGAGTATCTCTGGTGGATTTAATAATAGAATTCTCAATCCTGCAAAGTTATTTAAAGAAGGTCTTATCGGTGGCGGTGGTTCTAATGCTAGAGCACTGAGATTATCTGGCGCACCATTCCCCAACGTTGCTGTTGGTGGTCAGATGGATGACCTCGGT